ATGGATATCCTCCAATGAGTCCGTGTACTTTTCCACGAAACTCTCGTGCAGGGAAGGTTTTAAGATCCGAGTAGATAGGTGCGTTATCCATCCTCCCTTCTTCAATCTTCGCAACCAAGTTGGCTTGGACGAATGCTTCGATCTCCACATTGCAGACGACTCTAAGATCCACGCCCGCTCGTCTAAGTCCAAGCTCAATCCCTCCGTATCCGGTACAAAAGCTGATAATGTTTTGGGTATTATCCACATCGAACAACCTCCCAACCACTCTCCACCTTCTTCAGCTTAACCGTATCCCCGATAAAATAACTATTCGGTTTCGCACGGAACCATCCATGACTCCCATCAGGGAACTCAACATCATAACGAAAAGGATTCCTCGGCTTTAAATATACCCGCCCCAATAACTCCTCCGCTTCCTCCACCCGCTTCTCAACCTCGCGCACCGGAGCAACCACATCCTCAATCATCTCATCAACCTGGTCCAACTCACTCATCTGCTCACGCTCACCGCGTAACCGGGCAATCTCCGCCTCCATCTTCTTACTCACCCGATTGCCATAGATGCAAACACGCATAGTCGCTTTCTTCACCCCAAGAGTCTTCGCAAATTCATCACTGTGTATCCCTAACTCCTCCAATGCCGCCTTCAATTCCTTTCCTTCCATATCGTAGCCTTTTGTAGTTATTTGTAGACAAGTCAATAACTTTCTGCTAAAAAAGTGCAACCATGCCAAAAGGGATACCCAAAAAACTAAAACCCTTCGAAAATGCATTGAAGGATAAAGTCATCACCTCAGCCGCTAAAATCGCACAGCGAAAATCAAGGCCGAAAACCGAAGCAGATAATATGGAACTCTCCGCAAAACAGGAAGCTGACCGAAACCGCGTACACAACGCCCTCCGCTACGGCCTAGAAATGACTGAGCAACAATTCCTCAATGCCGTGCAAAAAAAACTGCAACACATGGTCTCCGACTCCCTCAACGATCTCCATGATTCCATCGAAAAAATACCACCCCAAAATAAAGCTTATGCCGTAGGTATGCTCTTCGATAAACTTATGACCGTATCCGGTCGCCCAACCAATATTACCGCATCTGCAAATGTGAAGCTCGGTGCTTCCGATATGTCACCCGATAAAGTCCGCTCCATCCTAAAAGGAGCAAAGAAGGCCGCTGAGTCCATACCACCACAAGCCTCCGAGGATAAAGTAATCGAGGTGACCCCCAATGAAACGCAAGGGTAACCTCTATGAGCAAATCTTCTTTACCGAAGCACTCAGTCATAACCTCGAAGTCTTTACCCCGCTAGGAGATTACCTCCCACAGGACTGCCTCGTTATGAACCAGGCAGGGAAAGTCTTCAAAGTACAAATCAAAGGCACTGAGGATAAAGTTGCTGATAAATCACGGGGCGGATTAGGTCGCTATATGATCACCACCGCAACAGGAAACAAATGCAAAGATCCCATAGACCCCGCAAAGGTCGATGTGATCGCCTGCTTCGTAGCCGCAATCCCAACCTGGTACATTATACCCTCACTCGCCACAGACGGGGCTGTACGCATATCCCTGTACCCACACAATACCAACTCCAAGGCAAAGCACGAAAAGTTCATCGAGGCGTGGGATGTGTTTAAACGCTAACTACTCCTGACTACGCTTGGTGCGGGGGTGGCGGGGGTCTGCGAAGGGGGCGTTAGAGCTGCGGAAGGGGCGTTAGAGCGAAAAATTTCGTGGGGGGTGTGATGATAATATAGAAATTAGCGCGGACCGGCGCGCACCCCCGCCCCCCCCTGGGCGCGACAGGCGCGTCATGCGTCTGTTTATACGGATTTGGGAACCGCAATCTACTCCGAATCAACTGCGCAACCCCTTAAACAGTGGCCTTGCGGAGATTGTGCGCCAAGCGGGCTAACGATTCACGCGGTTTCGCTTGGTGCGGTTTGCAAGGTGCGGAGCTTGCGGCCAACGCATCAACGCATCATGATATATTGATACGTATGTACCGTAAAAACAGTGAACGGGGATGAAATGAATTACTTCCTCGGATTCCCCTACTCGATGTATTTGCGTATTTGTGTACTTGTATTTGCTACCCAAGCTTCCCGCTTTAATTCGTTCGCACATCCATTCCCGCAAACTTTTTTTGTATTGCGTTTACTCAGTATTCATGCGGGTTGCAACAAATTGCGACAATTATTGATTTGACTATAGTTACTTGACGTTGTTTGTAGTTTGCATGCCAACGCAATGTTGCGGAGGCTCAAAATAGAAAGAATACTAATGAAAATAAAAGACACTTACGAATATCAATTCCCTACTTATGCTCTCTGTGCATTGTTCAACGGAGATTTTGAAGGACTCGAAAAAGAAGACATTGCAAACTTTAAAAGCTTTCAGGAGCGGACAAAGCATATCGATGTATTTGATGACAAGGAACCTGATCAGGAACCCTACTTTTGCTCAAACCCTGAATTTGGCCTTGCTTGCAATGTGATCGATTTAGTCGGAATTGAATTCGAAAGCTAAACCTTAAAAGAAAGATATACTTATGAAGATTACAACTAATCACCACTACCGTCCTATCTTGCATTGGAGCGATTTGACTGAGGAAGAGCAAAACTTCAGATATGGAATGTACGACGGAATCGAGGAATCCTCCTTTTTCGAATATAAGGACTGTGTTTACGATCTTAATGACTTCCTTCGCGTCAACGATCATTTGAATGGACGCGGTCAAGATCATGAAATGTACGGATGGGATGGGTATCACAATGAAAGCTTTTTCTCATCCGTTTTAATCAAGTTTTCCGATTGCAACGAAGCGGTAAAAGTAGGATTTGCAACAAGCTAAACCTCAAAAGAAAGAAAGATACTAAGATGAACGATACTAAATACAACGAATGGACTAACCGCGCCACATGGTTAATCAACCTATGGTACGAACCGCACGCTGAAAGCGATCTTGATTGGATCAAGGAGCAACTTGAGTTAAGAGTACAAGCTTTATCTGATAGCGAATACTTAACAGATAAGATACTTGCGGATATGCTCAACCTACAGGAAATCGATTGGGATGAGTTAAAGGAGCATGTGGAAACCGAGGAGACCTGCGAAGCATGAACCTATACGAAACCCTACCCTTCATCCTTCCAATGGCGCTTGCACTGTTGCTTGCCCTATTGGCGGACAAAGCAAACGAGAAAGGAAACTAACACTATGAAAGAAAACAAAGAAAAACCACAAGGAGGTTGGGGGAAAGAATGCGAATTCTCCACCTTGTACGAAAACGACAATTATTACTTACTCATATGGGATGATCCAAACGCAATGGAGATTCGCACAACTGCACAAGTAAGGGAGGCGCTCGAAGCAAGTTTTTCGGAGGAAGACGCAAATCCTTGGGAAATGCACAATAAAACGAGGGGTTCCTCTTCTAGTGATATTGATGAGTTGATGGATTGGCTTAATCAAGAACAAGATACTGCCGAAAGAGTACCTTCTCAAAACTTTATTTGCGATGATTGCGGGTATGTTTGGATCAGAAGAATCCTTACCAAAGTTGAGCAATAAGAAACTAATTATGAGCTACAAAGAAGAACATCCCGATTGGATCGCCCCAAGTGACTTTAGCTTGGATGAATTAGAGAAACTAGGATTTAAGGATATTTCATGGCATAATGATGGATGCCCATTCTTTGAGAATGAGAAACATGGATTAAATCTGCATGTCGATTATCCACAAGAATTAAGCGACTTACCAAGAGATCCGCATATAAGGTATCACTTATTCAGATATGATTACGATATTGAGACTAAGGAATACGATCAAAGTGGATGGGAAGCAGATTTACTCATCTCATCCAATTCCTTCGCGGATATCATCAAAGCAATAAAGGAGAAAATAGCATGAACTACGAACTAATCGAACTAACAATTCATTTTGAGAACAAGGAAAGCGAGTACATGATTGTTTCGCTAGACTCAACGGCGCATCAACTTGTTCGCGATTATGTGCAAGCCAATGGCTACGAATTAATCGAGAAACCTATCGAGGCGGCCAAATGATCCACGCAAGTAAACTCTTCCCACTAGCGCTTGATCGTATCCACGATCACTTGAATCGCGGCAACCCTAGCTCCGACAATCCTGAGACCAAGCGCAAGGTAGAGCGCAAGGCGGGTGATCGGGGACCGATCCGCGTAAAGAGAAAGCGCGTAGGCGCGAAGCAAATGGAATTACCACTAACACATAAATAACAAAAGAAAGAAATACTATGAACGATACAGAAGAGAAACACGCCACACACATAGATGATATTAATCAAAATTGGTGGAATGATGAGCTATGGACCGTCCTGAATGACGCTTGCAATGATCCTGATGATAGTAACGCAATAAAGGATTTAAATCTTCTTGCCATGCGATGGTCGGACTTAAGTGAAGAGAAACGAGAGCATATGAATGAAGCCTTCATAATCATATGCGGTTGGAGTTTCGATAGCTTACTCGCCAAGGTAGAGGGGGGTGAGGGATGAGCCACTTGAATGAGAAAGACCTAGAGCGACAAGACCTAGAGGATAGAATAGAAGTAGAGATTGCAAATGCCAACGCGCGTTTGATCGCGCAAAGTCCGGCAATGTATGAAATGTGCAAGCTATTTGAAGAATGCATGGAAACCATTGATGGTAAGGATGGATATGATGCGAGCTATGAACTAGCAAAGGTCCGCGAGGTAATCGCCAAGGTAGACGGGGGTGAAGGATGAGGATATGTAAACTACAACTAACAGATGGGAGGGGTGAAAATCCCGAAACCTTAGTCTGTCGACTTGATGAAGGGGCAATCGACTATATCTACTATCGTGGCCACACATCAAGTGGCACGCCGCTCGCACTTTCAAATCTGCAATGCAATCTTCCTGTAGAGAAGCTAAATGATGCTGAAACGAAGAGGATGTTTACTGATCGATTGGTAAATGTAATCAATGTAAAGTCTGTGATGAAAGTAGTTAATGAAGTAAAGGAGGTATCGTTCGATGACTAAGCCAAACGAATCCGACACCATAGCGCGCCTGGCGTTGGGCCTCATCATCTTTTTGGTGATGCGGTTCGCGCCCAGGGTGGTTGAAGCTTGGCAAAAGAGAAAGAATATGAAAGGAGAAATGCGATGAGTGAATTTCTTAAATTCTTAGAAGAGAAGCCAATTTTACCAAAGAGATCAACTAATCCATCAGTAAACACTCGAAACCGCAGAAAATATTATATCGAACTACGAGATTATTATTCTAAGGTTTACGATAATGCTAAATGTAAGTCCGAAAAATCTGAAGCTCTAGAATGCTTGAATGCAACTCAAGCCAAACTTGATACGCTTATTTCAAACATAATTGGAAGAATGCCTAAAAAGAAACCTTTGGTATTGAAAGGAGAAATGCGATGAGTGAAGAAGAGATAGTCAAAGTAGTTCAGGGAAACGCTAAGTATTATTCCGATATTGATAAACCCTACTCGATTGGGTGGAACGGTAAACCATTGTTTGCAGACTCACCTAGAGATTTAGTTAAGCAGATAATCGAGATCGAGAATAAGGAGAAATAACTCTTCAACCCCGTACCCCCTTTAAAATCGTCTTGATGGGTAAATGTGTCTAATCTATCAGACCTAACCCCCAAAAGCACGATTAGACCCCTTCTCGCGTCTCTAATCGTGCTTTTTGTATTCGTTTGTAGTTCAAAACGACACAACCTTGCGCTTATCATCATTCAGACGGCTCGGAACGTGGGCCGAAAATCGGCCAAGGTTCTTGCGAAACTCCAGGGTAGTCACGCCCTGCTCTCCGTTTCGGTTCTTCGCGACTTCGCAATTGATCAAATCCTCATCATCCTTATCAGGAGAAAGTAGCAGGACCGCATCTGCATCCTGTTCGATGGAACCGGATTCTCGGAGATCCGAGAGTGCGGGCTTTCGCTTCTGTACCTCAAGCGCTCTGTTGAGTTGAGAAAGTGCGAGGACTGAGGTTTGGTACTCCAACGCCAATGTCTTCATGGTACGAGAAATTTCGGAGACCTCCTGAGTTCTTGAGTCATAGCCTTTTG